TTCAGGATAATTTCTCGATGTATAGTAAATGCCGAAGAAACAAAACAGTCTACTCAAGGCTGTTCTGAAACTGGAGACGGCGCGTGAAGCTTTCGCGTTTCCAACCAAAGAACAAAAGAAAATTCTCAACATGGCTGAAAAGGCGGCCGAGGCTATACTGATCCAAGGTATGACTGTCGCGGCGAACAAAAACGTACCGACAAAGGTTGGTACCACCAAGAAACCAAATGTGCGCTTTAACGCGACAGTTCCTGCCAAAGTAAAGGTGGGTCGTTTCAACGTGGTCACTCGCTAAGATTTTGAATAACTTTTGTTATTTACCTCAAATTGTTTTGATATATTCCCACGACAATTCGTGACAAATCTTTTTCCAAATTTGGTCTTGTTTGTACAACTTTTCTTTAGATTTCAAGAGTTGGAAACAAGGCAGGTAGTCATCCTCGCCCAAAAGCTCACAAAACTTGTACAAGACGTAAGAATAACTTAAAAAGTTTTTCCGGTCTTGTGGTCTATGTTTTTCGAATGGCTTTTGGATGTGGTGAAACATGAGCCGGAGTCGATCCTCCAAAGCTTGATTCATGGTTGGCGGTTTTAGTCCGTTGAGAATTGTAGTAATGTACGGAACGTGTTCATAGTACTTGTTCATATTCAATTTCTTCAAAAGAGCCCTCACTTTGGCGTGTGTAATCTCCGAAACATCTTTAATCTTTTGTTTTTTAAACTCGGAGCGTATCTGTTCTATGACTTCGTTCGGTACATTAGTAGATTCCTTTGCTTGGAATTGGGCAACCCACTCGTTAAAATGATTCTCGCGCTTGTACGTGTATATGATATTCTTTTCAATCTCTTGTTCCTCCTTGAAACCAACCTCATCAGATTGGACGTATCTTGTGATCCCGCACTCCTTGCAAATCTCATCGCTCGCGGATGCATCAAGCATAAAATCTGTCGAGCCACACTCTTCGCACGGCATGACATCTCTGGATCTGGCCGCCAGTGCGATTGTTTCGTTTTCGACAACCGACATGTACTTTTCGTAGATGTCCTTGCGTTGGGTACCAGTCTTGCGACTCTTAAATAAAGAGCTCTTTTGACCGGTATCCTCAACCTTGCGGTCCGTGTAGTACTCCTTTATAAATGGCGCGGCCGAAAGCATGTATTCAATCATATTCGCCGGGTCATCTACAAGTTCCTTAAGTTTTGTTTGATAAATTGCTTCCATTGATTTTTAAAAGAGAGTAATCTTTAATTCTCATCGTTTGCTTTTGCGGACAGATAGAATTTCATGTCACCCAGGTTTGCGATAGTGTACCGGAGGATAATAGGGAGTGAATCGTCGGTTGAGTTTTGCAGAATCTGGACGCTGCTGCACATACCGGTCGCCTTTGTAAACAGATTGATATACTTGAGACTGAATGTGTTACCGATTCTCTTGTTGATATTCTCTGGGCACTCGATCGATGTACTCTGGTCGGCAAAGTCACCCTTGCAGCTCAGTTCGAGGACGTCGTCGTCACGAAAGATGTTGATATCGTCCGCCAAGTTTCCCATGTCTCTGCAGATGCGCTGGAAATCCACCGATGGGATAGTCGTGATGATGTCCGTATCCAGATCAGGGCTCTCGAGCAGGTCCTCATCAATATCGAGTAGCTTCAGGTTAAACTTGGAGAATGCTTTCTTTGTCTGGTTGTGCACCACCATCTCGAGAGTCTCGCCGTTTGCGATGCTCATCTCGAGTGTGTCGTTATTTGTGACCGACTTGAGGAGTTTGTACGTGTTGGCCATATTCATACCAGCAATGACCTTTGATTTGCAGTCGTACTCTTCAAAGTTTTCAGCCGACAGAGTCATGTGGACAAGTGCAGTCCGAGCAATGTCCAGCGCGATAATATGGACGCCATCCTCGTCAAAATAGAGATTCACATCGTTAATGATATCCTTGAGAACTTCAAAAACGCTCTTGATAGCGACCGCCTGAATCGTTCTAAGTCTCATTACGTATTCAGGGGGTGACTTCTTTAAAATGTTTTTATATGATAAATGGCAACCAGTCTGATGATTACGATGTTGTTTGCTCTCGGTCTGTTTATGTTTACCGGTGGTATTGTTAGCTCGTTGTACGGCGACAAGAAAGGTCTGTGGGCTATGATCCTCGGTTTCGTGTTGGTGTTCTACTCCATGTACAAAGTTATGATGGCCAAGAAGAAGGCTGTCCAGAAGAAACGCTAGTGTGGTTTTGGCAGGGCTGCGTAGGCATCGCTGACACTTGCGTCGATCCGAGCCTGGAGTTCCTGACTTACAACCGGTTTGAGTGATTCACCGTATGAATCCAGGTTGAAAAAGGAGTCCGGCTCGGAGTTGTCCAGGTTGGCCGTACTTGGTCCCCAGCCTTCAAACTCGGAAAACTCACAGGGTAACATAGATACCAGCCACTGTTTCACTTCACCACCGACCAACATCTTATTGTCCGACGTAACAAGTGTCGGGACTCTCTTTATAGATTTGCTCGGTATACCCTGCTTGGTGATGTTGTGAAAACGTAAAAGAGGTTTCAGTGCTGGAGTTTCTTGAATAAACTTTATAATTTCCATACTATGCACACATCGGTCTGAATATACCAGTGTGGCCATACTAAGACTTATGATGATTTCTCTAAAAAAAATTTAACGCGTAAGAGTAATGAGTAATGTACTCTTGCTCGGAGCTGCTGCAGTACTCGCCCTGCTTGTATGGCGGGACCGTGATCCATATGTAGGCCCACAGTCACAGACCCAAGTCCCAGCGGAGGTTATCCAGACCATGGCCAATACAATTCGGGCAAAGAATCCAGAGATTTTTCCAATAGAGACGATCTTCATCAACCAGAATGCAGATGGTACAGTGAATGCCCGCATGCTCTTCATCAACCTCCGCGGTTTCTTTGGAATTCAGTACGATGTGGTTGGTCGGTTGAATAATGGAAATGTCGACATCATTTCGATGACCGAGCAGGTCCAGCCTGACCGTAACGGACCGTTCCAGGCTTTCAAGCCGGACGTTTATGCCAAGTTCAAGGATGTGCGCGCAGCGGTGCTTGAAACTCTTAAAACGGTAAAGTAGAGGATGTTGTCCATCAAAGACATCCAAAAAATACAGTCCGAAAAGGATCGAGTCCGAAAAGATACTTTTCGTGAAATTCTGAAACAGTTTGATAAGAAAATTCGTTACGCCGTGGAAGTTGGCGATCCGCAAGTTTTCTTGTCAGTTCCGGCTCTTGTTATAGGGTACCCAATGTACGACATATATTACGCGACTTCATATATCGCCAGGCAACTTCGTCTTCTCGGGTATACCGTCCAGGAACTCGGTGGTCCGAATCTATACGTGACGTGGATCTTGCGCAAGACGAAAGGGGATGAATTGCCCCAAGAGGATCCGGGTATGCTACCGACCCTTATAAATCTCAAAAAGGTGGCGTGTGAAATCAGGGGAAAGAAAAAGTAATCAAGTATAAATGGATTCTCTCGTCGAAGCGAAGCGTGAGTTTCTATACAAGCTATGCGGAGTTATGATTCCACACATGAATTTGGCGTTTTACCAGTTGTATGTCGATGCGGAGACCATGTGCAAAGGATACCAGCCCTTGATCCAGTTCCAGAAGCTCCTGCGTGAAATTCCAAACTGGAATAACAACATTGTCAAGGAGCGGACGACTGAGATTACCAAGGAGTTTCCTATGTTTGATCGTCTGATCAACATCACAAACGTTTCATTCATCAAGATCATGTTGTCCGTGCGGCTGACTGGCGAGCGCCGCAAGATTCATATCAAGCCACTGGTTCCAGAGGATTTCGTTCACGCCTGCTATAAGAAAGCAGCCGAGGAGCTTTACAGAGAGCCTAAAATTTTCATGAAAAACGTATCCGAATACGAGCGTGAGGTTGATCTGACGACTCGTTTTTCGGTCTGCATCAAGGAGGCGATGGATTCTCAGGTTCCAATGCACGAAATCTTGATGAATTTGATGAATGCCGACGCAGAATCGTTCCATTTCGACGAGGCTGACCCCGAGCCCGAGCCAGAACCGGAACCCGAGCCAGAGCCGGAACAGGATATGCCTATGGAGCCAGAGCAGCCACAGATGCAGCAGCCTCCAGAGGCAGAAGGTGAGGTGAAGAATATCCCGATTACACAACCTGCACCCCAGCCAGCAGGTGGCCCGGAGCCAGAGTCGGACGATCTGTTTCCGGGAGCGGCTGATTCAGTTGATCAGAGAAATGCAGCGCCCGGGGCTTAAGACAAGGCACGAACGTGAGGCTTCGCCTCAGTTTGCTTAAAAAAACCTAAATACAATGTAAATGGACTTGAAAGATCCACTTGTCGCAGCGGCCCTTGCAGCTCTGGTCACTGGTTTTTACATTTACTTCCGGGCCAAACTGAATAACCAGGGTGGTCTTCCAAATTCGCACTTTATCAAGCCAGCTGTTCTGAACGCAATTCTGGTATATTTCATTGTTTCATCAGGCGGGGCAAAACAGGAGGCTATATTGACAGAACCGTTCTGAAGAGGCTTCGCCTCTGTATTAATGGTACTTAGAAACAAACAGCTCTTTAAAAATATAATGACTACAGTCGGCGCTTTCAATGATCTCATGGGGGAGTTCCTCGATGAGCTCGTTAAGACTTTTCCGGATGAGCAGGCAATGAAGGATTATCAGGAGTCATTTGAGATTGGCAAGATGACGAGCGATCGTCTCCCAATGAAGACTTTTATGGCTCAGATGGGTCAGTATTCTTCGTATGTTACCAAGCGTGACGAGGCATTCTTCCTTGAGCACGAGAAGGACATTCCGATCCTGGTCGAGACTCACCTGTCCAAGTACTGGCCGACCCTTTCGACCAACACAAAGAATGTCATCTGGTCGTACCTGAACAACCTATTTGTTCTGGGTTCGCTGATCTCTATGATTCCACCAGAGACGGCGAGCGCGATCGAGAATATTGCTCAGCAGCTCGAGGGTAAGATTGACGAGGATGCTATGATGGGTGCTCTCATGGGTATGCTCGGTAATGTCAACGCACTTCCCCAGGCTGGTAAGAAGAAAAATAAGTAATAGTATTAATGGACATTCGCCAGTTGTTCCGAAATGATCAACTCCTCAAGTTTTGGCCGTCAGCAAAACAGACAGCCGAAGAACGCATCTATTCGACGACTCGGTTTGTGCTGTACACAACTGTAATCATATATCTTATCAAGCGCGATTCTCGCATTTTCGCCCTGGCCGCACTTGTGCTGGCGATTCTTTATCTGTTGTACCGGTCAGGTATGATTCAGGAGGGTCGTGCCCAGGTTGTGACGAGCGATGGTCGTGCCATGCGTGGCGTGACAATGCCAACATTTGATAACCCCATGGGGAATATCCTCGTCACGGATTATCAGGATAACCCAGACCGCCCCTCGGCCGGATATTACCCGACTGTCCGGAATGAGGTGCAGAAGCAGTGGGATGTGATACACCCATTCGAGCGCCAGCGCGATGCCGAGCGTAACTTTTACACTGTCGCATCGACTACAATTCCCAACGACATTGACGCGTTTACGACTGCCGCCTATGGTGACCGTTTCGCACCCATGTGCCGCGACACACCCGGCGCTTGCGACCCGGACAAGAGCTCGCGCGCCATAGAGCGTGTGCAGCAGCGATCCGTTTTCGATCGTACGACCCAAGTAAATTCTTTCTAAATAGTAATTAGAAATGCCTCTGCTTCAGCCAGGTCTTCGCATGCTCCAGGAAAAGGGACCTCTGGTTCCACTTCTGTCAGAGATTGTGGCGACGGACGATGTGCTCCGTCCCCAGAGTACAACCGTGTTTAACCGTTACTGGACAGAGAAACCATTTGATTTCCCAGCTCAGTACAGCCTTGAGCCACAGCGTGTGTGGACCAAGGACCCCATTGATACCCGTGCTGACACACAGAATATGCTTTTCGCAAAGCGCTACAGCCAGTAAAGAAAACGTAGGGACCGAAGGTCCCTTTGTTCATAAGGCCTTCGGCCTTGCCTTAAAAATCTTCTAAGTAAAAAGTAGTATGGACCCAATAGCACTTGCAGCAGTTGTTGGTCTGGTCTACGCCGGCAAAAGATTAAGCGACAAAGAGGATGCCCCCGCACCAGTACCCCGCGTGGCCATCATCGATCCAATCCCTAACGCATCTCGTCAGACGTACCATCTGAACTCGAACGACATGGGTATCGGCGGTTCCTTTATCAAGGAGCCTTTCCCAGGAGTTCCAATTCACAAGCGCGAGGTTGCAACCACCTTTTCCGAGATTCGTCCGGATGCGAACCGTAACCCATTCGGGCAGCCAGTGTATAACTTGTATAACCGTCAAGCGGTGACGAATAAAATGAACAACTTCCCACCAATTGAGCGGAAGAATGTCGGCCCAGGTCTGGCGGTCGGCGCAGACGTGCCAGCGACTGGTGGGTTCCAGCAGTTGTTCCGTGTCCTCCCTACAAACGTGAACGAAGAGCGTCTCGTTCAGCTCGAAGGCCGTGCCGGTCCTCCGGCGGCTATTGTGCCGTCCGGATGGACGCAGCAGGGTGGTCTTACACAGACCCAGCGGCCTCCAAAGATTTATCATCGCGATCCAGCTCGCGGTCAGTCACAGGGCCAGGGTGGCCCAATTGGTGCACCCGAGTCTCGTCCTTATTTCCAGCGTACTCTGCAGCCGACAATCAAGTCCCAGACTGTGAACCGGGGTGGAGATGGTCTCGGTTTCGGTACTCAGTACTTCCGCAAGGATGGTGGTTATGAGAATGCCCCGACGCAGCTGTGGGGTGAGACGAATCGTGGTAGCAAGGGTCGCAT